AGGTACAACAGGTGGTTTAGGATATTCAGGATCAAAAGGTGATCAAGGTAATTTAGGATATTCAGGATCAAAAGGCGATCAAGGTAATTTAGGATATTCAGGATCAAAAGGTGATCAAGGTAATTTAGGATATTCAGGATCAGAAGGAGTTGGATATACAGGTTCACGAGGTACACAAGGTACTGTAGGTTATGTAGGATCAGAGGGAAATTTAGACGTAACAGTAAACTCAACACCACCGGTTGGTGCTGGTATTGGTGACGTTTGGATTGATGACGCAACAGGAATTCAATATTTCTGGATGTACGATGGTAACAGTAATCAATGGGTAGAATTAAGTAACCAAGGTGTAGTAGGATTTACAGGTTCACAAGGAGCAGTAGGAGCTATTAATGATTTATCAGACGTAACAGTTACGGCTCCAACTAGAGGTCAAACTTTAGTTTATGAAACTGCCGGTTGGATACAAAGTGTAACGCCTATATCTCAATTTGTGCTAACAGCTAACGGTTCTAGTGCATATAGATTTGACGGTGCAGGCTTTCCAGCGGGTACTAGTGGTGACAACCCTACAATATTTTTAAAAAAAGGCCAGACATATTACTTTAGAAATACAAGTAGTGGTCACCCTTTTGAAATACGATCAACTGCCGGTGGTAGTGCGTATAACACAGGCGTTACAGATAATAACGCTTCAGGTCCTTCAGGAATAATTGTTTTTCATATTCCTATGAACGCACCTGCGACATTATACTATCAATGTTCATCGCATAGTTCAATGTTAGGAACAATTACTATCGTATAAGAAAAAAAGTTTTGAAACACTTGATTTAATATCATTAATGAGAGTGTATATATTATAAATAGAGATAGAAAAGATAGTTTCTTTTCTTGCAAGAGACAGAACATGACAGAAAGTGATAAGTTAAATTTAACAATAATTAGGAGACAAGCAAAATGGCAATTAATTTTCCAAATAGTCCCTCATTAAACGATCTTTACACACTTGGCACACGTCAGTGGAAATGGAACGGTAATGGGTGGGCACTTCAGCCTTTAACAGCAGGTTTCACTGGATCAATCGGTTACTCCGGTTCTAAAGGTGATATTGGTTATACAGGTTCAAAAGGAAACACGGGTCAAGGTTTTAGAATTACTAAAACTTATACAAGCGTTTCTGCACTATCAGCAGACACAAGTCCATCAGGCATAGCAACTGGTGAATTTGCAATAATTGAAAACGGCTCTTTAACAGACGCCGAAAATTCTAGATTATACCTATGGAATGGATCAAACTACAGTTTTGTATCCGATCTTTCTGGTACAATTGGTTTCACAGGATCTAAAGGAGACATTGGTTTCACAGGTTCACAAGGTGTAATTGGTTTTACTGGTTCTAAAGGTGATCAAGGTATCATTGGTTTTACAGGATCTAAAGGCGATCAAGGTATAATTGGTTTTACTGGTTCACAAGGTGTAATTGGTTTTACAGGATCAAAAGGCTTCACAGGATCTAAAGGAGACATTGGTTTCTCAGGTTCTAAAGGAGACATTGGTTTCACAGGATCAAAAGGCTTTGGCGGTTCTAAAGGTGATATTGGTTATTCAGGATCTAAAGGAGACATTGGTTTCTCAGGTTCTAAAGGCGATATTGGTTTTACGGGCTCTAAAGGTTTCGCAGGATCAGAAGGTAATTTAGATATTACAACTTCAGTAGCTCCACCATCAAGTGGTGTTGGTGAAGGTGATATTTGGGTTGACGCTAATACAGGCGTACAGTACTTCTACTACAACGATGGTAATTCAGTTCAATGGGTTGAATTAAGTAACCAAGGTGTTGTTGGTTTTACTGGATCTAAAGGTGATACAGGTAATCAAGGTGTTATAGGATTCTCAGGATCAAAAGGTGACCAAGGTGTTATCGGGTTCTCAGGTTCTCAAGGCGCACAAGTGGCAACAGTTGACTCAAGTAATTTTTCAGCTGCTGTAACATTACTGATTAAAAACAGTAGTGGTACTACATTAAAAACAATCATAGGTAATGCTTCATAGGCATAACTGAAGAATAATAGGAGAAATATAACATGGCAACAAGAAACCCCTTAATATACTCTGGGAATAACTTGGTTGAGATGACTTCAGGTCAGATGGACGCTTTAATATTGAATATTGTTTATCAATATTCTCAAAGTCCCTCTGTAGCTTTATCTGTTGTTGGTAGTAGCGGTACTCTAGGATCATTAAGTGATACTAGATTACAGGCTGGAGCTATTTCTAATAGTAACAGTTCTTTCCCTTCACAAGGAACGACACAAGACCCACAAACGGTAACAGTTAACTATGATAAAATAACTCAAACAGTTCAATCGGTAACGAAAACAACTGACACAGGCACAACATGGCCGATCTACTACGAGACAAGTGGTGGTAATCTTCGTGCTATGCCTATTGCAGACATTAAGGACACGTTCCTTCATCCTGCAATTGATTTATTGACAGCAAGTACAACGACTTCACAACAAGGTGGAACATATCATATATCTACATCTTCAAGTGTGTCGGGATCAACTGAAGTTTCTGGAAGTAATACACCGATCTTTATTGACACAAGAGCCAACACTGGTTCTTATGCGTCAGGATCAATCGGTGATCACGCTCAGGACAATCCAACTACGATTACAAGTTACTATTTACAACGTGTAAATGGTGCTACATCATCATACGAACAACCTTTGACTATTGTCTCAGGAAATAACCTACAGCAAGTAACTACTTCAAACTTTAACACTTTGTTACAAGGATGGATTAGAGAAACTGCAGCTAATTCCTCTGACGGTTATTCAATACGTTACAACTTTAATGGTTCTGGTACGACAAGAGGTTCAGGAATGGCTAACACCGTTTTGAACGGAACAAACTACCAAACTAGACAAGTTGGTGATGACTACAGAGCGCAAGAGTTTCCAGCAGGTTCTGCTACAACTCAAGCAACTCACACTTTAAAGATTCTAAAAGCATAATCTTTAATTTAAGTAGTTTAATCAAAAAGATTAACCCCTGGAATGAAAGTTCCAGGGGTTTTTTTATGGAAAATAAGCTCTTAATATCTGTTATAAATATTATAAATATGGTGAGAGATCAACTAAAGGTTAACAAAATTATAACATGCCGACTATAAACTTTCCGAGTGGACCATCACTCAACGATTCTTACAATCTAGGTACTCGTACTTGGAAGTGGAATGGTGAGGCATGGGCTTTACAACCACTTACAGGTGGATTTACAGGTTCAGCAGGTGCGATTGGTTACACTGGTTCAACAGGTGCCATTGCGCCTTTGACTATAGATACAACAAACGATAGAGTTGGTATTAATCAAACATCTCCAAGCGTAGCATTAGATGTAGTTGGTGGTATCAAAGCTACTGGTAAGATAGAGACAGGCGATACAGAATTAAATAGCGGATCAAAAAGTATTATTAATACAGGCACCTCAAATTTGCAAATTGACGGTAGTTCCAATGGAGCTAGACTCTATATTAGAAATGGAGGCGTTGAAGGATTTTCAGCAGGATCGGAAGGCGGTCAAGGACACGGTTCAATGTCTTTACGAGGTCAACAAGTATTTGTAGGTGGTAATGGTGGTAAAGGTTTTGCAATAGGTAGAAGTGTTTCGTGGTCCGATGTTAACAGTCAGGCTAGTGGAGAAGATGATCTTTACTTAAAAGGTGATGTTAAAGTATCAGGTAGTTTAAGAGTTGTTGATGATGTAACTTTATCAAACAATAAAAAAGTAATATTTGGTGACGCTGGAGAAAACATTTTAGGTGATGGAACAAATTTAACTATTGCTTCAAGTGGTAATGCTATTATAGACGCTACAAGTTCAATTAATTTAGACTATGGTAGTGTTGGTAATATTAATTTAAAAGACGATGGAACAAAATTTGGTTCATTTGGAAACAACTCTGGACATTTCAATATAGACGCTGCTATACAAGATAAAGATATATCATTCAGAGGTAATGATGGTGGTTCATCAGTTACAGCATTAACTTTAGATATGTCAGATAATGGGGCTGCAACATTTAGTGGTGGAATATCTATCACAAATGGTGCCTTAACATTGTCTAGCGGAGTTAGTAACTCAACAAGTATTGTAATTAAAAATTCAAGTGGTACTGTATTAAAAACTATGTATGGAACGACAAGTTAATTAGAGGATAAATAGAATTATGGCACAACCAACAACTAGAGAAACATTAAAAGACTATGCTTTAAGAGCACTAGGTCAACCTGTTATAGAAATTAACGTTGACAATGATCAACTAGAAGATAGACTAGATGAAGCTTTACAGTTTTATTCTCAATATCATTATGACGCTATTAGAAGAACATATTTAAAGTATCAATATACACAAGCAGATTATGACAGAGTTACTACTAATGCAAGTGAATCTATAACTAAAGAAGGAGTAACTACTTCTTGGAAAGAAAGTCAAAACTTTATAGTTGTTCCTGAAACTGTTATTGCAGTTACAAATATTTTTCCTTTTTCAAGTAAAGGTACTCTTAATTTATTTGATGTAAGATACCAAATGAGATTAAATGATCTATATGATTTTTCTTCAACATCGGTAGTTAACTATGATCTCGTAATGAGACAATTAGATTTTTTAGATCATATTTTAGTTGGTGAAAAACCTTTAAGATTTAACATAAACGATAACAGACTATACATTGACATGGACTGGAAAAACGATTTACAAGTTGGTGAATTTCTTGTAATAGACTGTTATAGAAAATTAGATCCAGCAACTCATACAGACGTATTCAATGACCAATGGTTAAAAAGATATGTAGTTGCTTTATTTAAAAAACAATGGGGAGCAAACCTATCTAAATTTAATGGTGTTACTATGATTGGTGGTGTCTCACTTAACGGACAACAATTATATTCAGAGGCAATCACAGACGTTGATAAACTAGAAACAGAAATTAGAAACGCATTTGAAATAGCCCCAGCATTTTTGATAGGTTAAACTTATGGTAATAATGAATCCATATTTTCAACACGGAGATGGCATCGGTAATTCTGCCGAGAAATACCTGTATGAAGATTTAATCATAGAAGGACTAAAAATATATGGTAACTTAATCTACTATATGCCAAGAGAAATGGTAAATAGAGATTTAGTTTTAGGTGAAGATGTAAGTAGTAATTTTAAAAACGCATTACCAATAGAAATGTATTTTGAAACTACTGAAGGATTTGCAGGTCAACAAGAGTTGATTAATAAATTTGGATTAGAAATAAGAGAAGATACAACACTTGTTGTTTCTAAAAGAAGATTCCATAACAAAATAGATACTAGGGTTGCATTGGGAACACCAGGCAGACCTAACGAAGGAGATATATTATTCTTTCCTTTGATGAACAGTTTTTTTGAAATTCAATTTGTAGAAGATCAGGAACCTTTCTTTCAATTAGGAAGTTTACCTGTTTATAAATTAAGAGTAACACGTTGGGAATATGCAAATGAATCAATTGATACAGGTTTAAAAGATATTGATAAGAGAGAAGGAGAAAATTCTGTTAATTTATTAGTAGACAGAATACCTTTAGAAGATGATCTAGGTTCATTAAGATTAGAGACAGATGATATTTCTTCAGGTAATGCTAACTTCTTATTAAACGAAGAATACAACGCAGCTACAACAACAGTACAGACTCAATCCGACTATGCACAGAATTTAGATTTAGATACGGCTGCCGGATTTGATACTGAATCAGTAACAGACGATGTACTAGATTTCACAGAAAGAAATCCATTTGGAGAGGTAGACATTTAATGGAAAGAGATAGACATAGACAATTGCGTGAACACGCTAATAAAGTTCAAAGAGAAAAAAAAGAAATGGAACTATCAAGAGTTTTAAAAAAAGAAGTAGTTTCTGGTGCTAATGGCACACAAGACTATATAATTAAAGAAGGACCTAATAAAGGTAAAATAGCAGATAAAGGACAATAATGTTTGGAACACCGTTTTATAACGAAGGATTAAGAAAGATCATTATCTCTTTTGGACAATTGTTTAACAACATTGTTATAGAGAATAAGAGTAGTGACGGTGCTATATTGAAAAGAATAAAAGTACCTTTAGCATATGCACCTAAAGAAAAGTTTTTAGTTCGTTTAGATGAACAAGCAAATTTAGAAGATAGATCAATGGCAATTACGTTGCCTAGAATAGGTTTTGAAATATCAGGATTACAATATGATCCTGCAAGAAAATTGACAAGAGTACAAAAATTTATGAAGCCTCAAGTTGATTTAAGTAGAGCAGAGTCGAGTGCTTTACTAGATAAAGTATTTTTAGAAGATGACACTGGTTCTGTTTTACTTGAACAAACAAACAAGATTACAGGTAACGCAGAATATGTATTGAACGAAACAGCAAATCCAGCAAGTAAGTCAACTAAAAAAAATAGTTATAACTATGTTCCTGTTCCGTACAATATTAGTTTAAACGTTTATGCCTTTACAGCAACTGCTGAAAATGGTTTACAAATTATAGAACAAATACTACCTTTCTTTCAACCTGATTATACAGTTACAGTAAATGTACTACCACAATTAGGTATTAAAAGAGACGTACCAATAATTCTTAACTCTATTAACTATGAAGACAGTTATTCAGGTGACTTTACTTCACGTAGAGCGGTTATATACACAATGAATTTTACTGCTAAAACATACTTGTTTGGTCCTACGACTAGTCAAGGTGTTATTAAAACAGTACAAGCAGATTTATATACAGACAGTGATCCAGCAACTGCTAAGAGAGAAGAAAGAATAGTAATTCAACCAAATCCATTATCGGCTGACGCTAATGATGATTTTGGATTTACAACAACAATAACAAATTTTACAGATGGAAAAAAATATAACCCAGCAACTGATAGTGATGAATAATTATGACAAAATTAGAAGACAAGGTTAACGACATATTAGGAATTGAATCATCTTCTACAGAAATTGTAGAGAAGAAAGAATTTACACCAGTTGTACCTAGAGTTGAAGATAAAAATAAAGAAGATATAGATAACGACTACAAATACAGTAGAGAAAGTTATTTCAATTTAATAGAAAAAGGTCAAGAAGCTATTCAAGGCATATTAGATATCGCAGCTGAGGGTCAACACCCTAGAGCATACGAAGTTGTAGGTCAATTAATAGGTCAAGTAGGTGCAACAGTTGATAAACTACAAGACTTACAAAAGAAACTTAAAGACCTTAAAGAGGTACCTAAAAGTGCCACGTCTAATATTAAAAATGCATTGTTTGTAGGTTCAACTGCTGAATTACAAAAGATGTTAAAAGGAGATCATGTTGAAACTGTTGAAAGCAAAAACATCACACCCGAAAAAGATAGTACTAAAGATAAGTGATTTAACTTATCTTAAATCTCACGGCGTACCATTAAAAGAATTATTAGAGGGTCAAGAATTAATTGATCCTATACAAGTTAATAAGCATAAAATAAGTCCAGTTACTAGATACGGAGTTAACGGAAACATATATATGGAAAAGGAGTGGAGTGTACATAAAGGCAATCAAAGAGTGAAAGCTGCAATACAATTAGGTTACACACACATAGAGGCAATAGTAATAAATGAGTGACGCATATTTAGGAAACCCAAATTTAAAAAAGATTAACACACCTGTTGATTTTTCTAGAGATCAGATAGTAGAATACCAAAAGTGTGCCGGTAATCCTGTATACTTTATGGAAAAATATATACAGATCGTATCACTTGATGAGGGTCTAGTACCATTTAAGATGTATCCTTTTCAGAGAGATATTGTAAAGACC